CAGATGACTCGGTGTCGAAGATTTCAGAATGCTGACCTTCATATCTGTCGTATTCCATACCAAAGAGAGCGTTTAAGCCAGGCTCTAATTCTTTAGCAAGTTGTGCTCTTGAAATTGCCATAGTTAATTACTCCTTATGATATAGCAGCATCAGCGTCACCACTAGAAGCAGCGAACACATGATTGTTGATTTTAACGATATACGAAATACCTGCGGCAGAGTGATCAGCGTTAGTCACATCTTCATGAACACCTACAATCATTAGTGGATTGGAAGGATCAGATGCTTCTGCGGAGGATATATCTATCATAGCACTTGAAATACCAGTTGTGGAATTTCCAGCTGTTGCCGTAGCAAGAATTGCTGTTCTAAATATATCTACTTTTGCTGTAGCTCTACTAGTATTTGTTCCATCAGAAGCGATTATATACTTCTGCATTGGATTATCGTAGATAAAACATTTAATATCAAAATTAGTGTCGGCTGTGCCATCTCCACCCCATTGATTCTTAAATGTTAACTTTCCTGTACTTGCATCAACGTATTCACAACCAGCAAATACACCAAGGAGTTGTTTACCATCTCCTCCTGCACTTGTTATGATTGCTGCGGTCCCACCTGTCAACTCAACTTCAACTGGAGAACCCTGAAAAATCGCTGAAGCATCGGATGCGATAAAGTACTGATTAGTTGAATTGATGCCACCACCAATAACACTAATAGGCTTCATCCCAAATTTGACATTTGCATTTGCCATTTTTTAGCTCCTTTTTACTTCATTATAGTTACTCGGTAGGTTTTGCTTTCCCACCGAAAGATACACGACTTTGCCTATCATTATGAATCGGCATTGAGGGATGCTGTTCCCTCATTAGGTTTTCATCCACGGCTTTCATTTGGTTGCGGGTCTGGTCCCGATAATATTCAGTTCTTTCTGCTACCGTTTCTTCTGGTATTCGTGCAAGCATTAAACCACCCACACCAATTACCCCTGCATTCTTACCCTCTTCAATTGTTGGAAACATATCTCCAGCATCGGGATACTCATCCGCTCTTACTGGTTCCCAGCCTTCCCGAATTCTTGAGTGCATATTCGTTTTATCATCCTCACCTCTTAAATGAGTTCTAATCCAACGATGCTTGTACCCAGCGGGTGCTTCTGGCATAGCCAACTTTGATGGTGGTGCCCACGGCTTTCTTCTTGCCGGGGTCTTTGCACGACTTGCATTATCTCGTGTTGTTCTGTTATCTGCCATGTTTTACTCCTTCACATACTTAGCATATTCTTCGAGCGGAACATTCAGCCTTCTCGCAATAGCAATTTGCGAGGCAGACAACTTGACTGTTCTGCGTCCCTTTGGTGTTGACGACTTGGAAGCCGTTGTCCCAGCAGAGGCGACTCTGGGACTATTGGATTTCTTAGGAGTTTCTTGAAACTTGTGCGGAAACTCCGTCCTAATCCGGTTATCTAATTCAGTATAGTACTCATCTGAAGTTGCGTCAAACCCCTCATCTTCAATTAGTTGCTTGTGTAGTCCAAAAGCTGCATAAGTCATAGGTTGATCTTGTCCAAACCATGAATTTTTCTGTGCCCAATCTTCCGCTTTTGGATCTGGTTTAGCTTGTGGTTGTTGCTGTGGTTGTTGCTGGGTTTGAACAGCTTTTCCTTCAGCAGCTTTAACTTGTTCTTCTCTGTTTGCTTTTAAATGAGCTAATCTAGATTCTTCTAAAGCAATCCTAGAAATGCTTTGTTGTGCCTCGTACATTGCATCAGCATCACCTTCTTCATGGGCTTTTCGATAGGCTTCTTTTGCAGCAACTGACTGAGACTGAACTCTTGTATCAAATTCGCCAACGTAAGTTGTATCTAGTTTATCTAATCGACTTTGTAAATCTTCATTCTGTCTCTTAACAGCTTCAGCGTATTCAATTGCTGCTTGTCTTTGTCTTTCCTCTTCCCTGAACTTAGAAGTAAGTTTACTAATACGTTTTTTAACAGAGTCAGAATAATCAGAAAGTTCATCACCTTCTTCTTTTTCTGGAGCTTTGGTATCAACAACAACTTCTTCTTTGTTATCATCGCTTTGCTCCTCTATTTCAATTTCTTGACCTTCTTCTTCGACTTCTTCAATTTTAACATCTTCTTGCATACTAAGCTCCGTATGTTTTTATGTCGTCAGGATCGACAATGGTTGCAATGACTTCATCGTCATTGATTATTCTTACTTCTCCACCCTCTATTTGAAATCGTGAACCAGCGTAGCGACCAATACAAACCCAATCGCCTTCCTTACACCAAGGTCCACCATCTCCAAATTTGTCTGTGTCTTTATAAGCAAGAGGTCCGACTTTAGTAACATAAGCCGTAACGGTAGCTCGTGCTTCTCTTTCTCTTACTGGATCTGGAACGTAAACACCACCTTCTGTTTTTTCTTTACCCATATATGGCATAACTAATAGTCGCCAACCTGTGGGTTGTGGTATTCTGTCTATTATTTTTAGCTTCTTTGCTTCTTCTTCGGCTTTTTTCTTAGCGTTCTGTTGTGCTAGAACGTATTCAGGTACTATCAGACTCATCATCCACCTTTTTTAGCAGGGTTTGTATATGTTCCAATGCATAAGAGAGTCCCTGGATCTCACCTACCATTGCCTTGTAATGACCAATATCAGACGCACTGCCACTGGTCAAGGAAATACTTATGTCATCTATCCTAGTCGCTAGATCTTTTTTATATTTATGTAAAAAATCGGCTATATACATTTAAAATTTACTGTTAATTCCATAATTGATATTAAGGTCTGTTCTTCCTAAAGGATTTAAACCATCAAAATTTTGTTGTGCTCCAGCGGAAAAAGTTCCCAAACCAAAAGGTCCAGGTGTTGTATACTTAGCCCCTAAACTATCTAGTCCATTAAAATTTCCACGGCTTGATAAGTTAATATTACTATTGTCATTAAAAGGTATATCACCGCTTGTTGAAAAATAAGGTTGGTTGTTTCCAGAAATATTCATATTTCCTCTAAAATTTTCTCCTTGATAACCTACGTTGGTGTTGTTAAGATTAAAACCATTATTTCTATCAAGGTATCCGCTTGAGTTAAAATCAATAGGCCCACTTCTACCTGATAAGTTAATAGGAAACCCATTTTCATCCAATACATTTCCTGTATTTAAAGTAGTGCCCGCTTGGTCGGAAAGATTGAAAGAAAGACCTTTATCAGAGCCAACAAGGTTATTGATTGATGTATTCAATCTATTCCCATCGCCAAATCTAGTCTTATTAGTGAGAGTTCCGTCATTTCTTGCTGAAAGAACATTTTTACCATATAGATCCACTTCTAAATTTCCAGAAGAATCTTTAAATCTAGAAGGTAGTATATCTGTGTTTATAACTGGTTTTTCAAAACCTTTAAATAAGCTTTCAATACCTGTTCCTGTTTGGTTTTTAAGTTGTTGATTTACGTCACCTAAATTAAAACCAGCGTTTTCTACTTGACCACTTTCTTTAAGTTGATCAAAAAAAGACTTTTGTCCCACCGGAAGCCCTGTTGAGCCATCAAATGTTGGATTGTTATTAATAGAGTCTTGCACAACAGCATTTTTGGCATTATCTTCCATAATATTTAAACTTTGTAAATATTCTGTAACTGATTTTCCCGCAGAAGAATTAACTATAAAATCTGAAGCTTCCTTTAGTGCAGCAATTCCTGCATCTTGAATTCCTCTTTTAACAGTTGTATATGGATTTTCAGAAAATCTAGTTGGATCTTTCCCTGATAGATTATAGTTAAGGGCTGTGACTCCTAACTCAGCTTTGTCTTTTGGGCTCATAGGATAGTTAGCTTCTTTACCAAACAAACTAAAAGTACTATCCCCGTAAGGTCGATCTATATTAAGTCCCAGAGAGCCAAAAACTTGACCACCTGTTTCTGCATCAATTTTCCCTGTTTTAATATCGTTTATTAATCCCATTGGGTTATTACGATAATTTTCAATAAAGCTACTCCTTAGACCAGCTTCTGGTGTGTAATTTCTTGCAGAAGTCATAGCATTCAATACATTAGCTTGTTGACTTTCGTTTAACTGTTCTAATGGATTGCTAGTGCTTCCGTATTGCGATAAAAATTCAGGATTATTAAAAGCTGTTGTATTAAATCCTTGTAAGCCTCTTGGATCTAAACCTCGTGAGAGTTTGGCTTCAGCAGCAAATGTAGGGTCATAAGAATCAGAATTACTTATATTGCTTACTGAAGGCATCGTATAAGAATCAGATGCTGAGTCGTAAGTACCTTCACCAGTTCCAGCATAGCCAACAGCTTCTCCAGAACCATCACCCGGACCAAAAGCGTCTAAATCGCCAAAATCATCAACCACTTATCTAACTCCTTTAAAGCCTAGTCCTTGGATAGCGATGCCACCACCTTTAGCTTTTTTCATTGTAGCACCTGCTATTCTATCTGCTTGTGTTGCATTCGGATTTTTATCAATACCAGCTTTAACGCTTAACATTCCAAAGTCAGAACTACCACCTGCTTTTTTACTTAGAACTAATTCTCTTATCTTTCTTTCAGCTTCCCCTTGGCTAATTCTTCCTGCCGCTGATGCATTTTGGATGTTTTTGAATTGACCTACTTTGGCTTTTCCCGAATCACCTTTTTTAATTTTAGTTATTTTACCATTTTTAGCATAAATTGGTTTCTTCATTACCTTCTCCAAGATTTGCGATCCACCGTCTTTACGACTTCGACCTTTGTTAATTAATGATTGTGCTTTATTCTTACTTATTCCTAAATCATCTGCGAATTGTTTTACTCGTACCATTATACACCAACCATCTTTTTTGCTTTTACATGTGATTTACTAAAGCTCATTCCTTTTCTCATATCTTTTCTCATACTAGTCATATGTTTAGCAGTGTGATGCTTTGAGTGTTCTTTTAATTTGTCCGTTTGTTTCTTAGTTAAAGCAGCCATTAAACCTTCTTCTTCTTTATTATTTTTTTTAATGTATTAGATTGCTTGAGATGCATCTTAGATGCACCTTTTAATTCTTTAACTATTTTTTTAATTTTACGTTTCATTATTTTTTACCCATAAGTTTCATAGCTTGACCCGCACCTTTGATACCAAATGAACT